CTTTCTGCAGTAATCACTACAGTGGTCGCGATGTACATCACAAAATAACCGGCGACAAGCCAAACTATAAAACAATGACTAACGACAAATCAATCATGTCCGTCGCCGAGGCATACAAAGCGATGGTGAACCCACCAAAAGCAGAACGCCCATCATGGGTTCCTGCATCTATTGCTGAAGAGAAGGTTCAAGCCTTCGTTGAAGCGACAAAAACAGCCCGCGCTGAAAAACAAGAAATCTTCGAATTCGAAGAGAAGAAGTATAAGATCTCGATTAAGGAAGAGCTCAAGGGCGGCCAAAAGAAGCTCGATGTTAATGATAACGGAGAGATCGATTCTGAGGATCTCGAAAAGCTTCGTGCAGACAAAAAGGTAGAAGAAAAACTCGATCCTGAGGCCGATGCCGGTGTTTGGATCAAGGACTTTATGGATTCAGAAGATCCAAAGTTCGATGGTAAGTCTCCAGAAAAGCGTAAGGAGATGGCTCTTGCCGCTTGGTACGCTGCTCGCCGTGAAGCCGGTATTCCTACCGACGAATCAGTGAATGAGGCTACAACCGAAAAGGCAAAAGAAGGTCCATCCGAAGAAGATCAAGAGAAGTTGGAACCGCGCGCTAAGGGCGAAAAGGAATTCGCTGATGCGCACGAAGTTGAAGTGAAGGACGGAGTTCCTGAAACATCTCAAGACGGCTCAGCAGATCTCGAAGAAGCTGAGGACAATGAGCCAACAGATAAATCTGAAAAGAACAACATTGAAGTTGCGCTTGAACCAGAAGAAAAAGCTCAAACAGGAGCTGAAAAACTAAACACAGCAAAACAATAAGGATAAGACATTCATTATGTCTGAATGATTGACATGAAAACATTAAAAAAAATATTCGATACATTGTTCTTTGGCCTTTTCGGTTATTCACACCCAAAAGAGGACTACCTGAAAAAGATCGATGAAGTAAAGGTTACCGAACAGGAACCTAAGGTTTATTCGATCGAAAAAACAGAGGAAGTCACTCCTTTGGTCAATGAAAAACCAAAGACCAAGCGCAAACGTTCTCCTCGAAAGAAGAAAACACAAACTTCCGTTCTTTGAAGCCGTTTGATCACGGATAAATATCCGTGTGATAATGAAATTATTTGATGAACTGAATGAAGAGAATTTTATTCTCTTCGCATCCAAACATTACAATAATCCAAGATGTTTGGATATTGAGGAATTTTATGAAGATCTCGCAAGGATCAAGTATCTCAAACGCTTATTGAGAAGGTATCAGCAAACTGGTATCGTTCAAGAGCGTTTGATCCTCAATCACATTATTGTCATCTACAACGTATTTGGAATTTCGGCAGCCAATAAAATGCTTTTCTATAAAGTGGAGCCTGAACTCTGGCCTGCCCTCAAGACATTTTTGATATATTTGAATTACCTGCCGGAATCCGAACACGTTGAAACACCGCTAGACCAAAAAATCGTTAACAAACTTAGACAAATATGAGCCTCGTTACTCGAGTAGCAGACACATTCTATACTTTCCGTTTCCTCACACTACTCGTGATGAAGTGGAAGGACCTAGACGCGTATAAATTTGGCATCATTGACGAAAACGGTAAGGTGCTAAGAAAATCTGCTGAACTGAAATCAAGCGAGGAGAGAGCTGCGTACACGCTTTTTCACCGACTGGTATTCAATATCAAAAGACTAATCGAAAAGGTTCCATTTGGGAAAACTCGAATCGCTTCATACGCTGCAGCCTTGTACCTCATCAAGGAGTCCACAGATATGTCCGAGGAGCGAATCATCGAAGTGATGGAAAAACTTGGAATTGAAAATGAAGCATTGACCGAGTCTAAAAAATGGATGCTCAACGAATCGAACGCTCTTCTCCCAGGTCGATACGCTCTTACTACAGATTGTGTTCTGGAAAAGACGTATGAATACAGAGCTAAAAAAGGCTCAGAGATCACAGTGACACAGGAAATTTCTCCAATTGGATTCATTGCTGGAAATCCAATCTTTAAAGTAATTCACGAAAAAACTCAACAACCTATCATTATCTCTCTAGAGGACATCACTCGATGAAGAAACTTAGAAAAGAAGAAATCGCAAATGTAACGGGTGATTCGCCAACGATGGCGATGCCACCAACAGCAAAAAAGGATCGTCGTTATCGTATGTTCGATGTCGATTCAAATATTTTTAGAAGGTTTCAAACTGGTAGAATAAAGTTTGAAAGATGGTCAAAATATCTTGATCTAAATGACGAGAAACAGAAAACAATTTACGACTACGCTCTTCGAAACAGTAAGGACGTTATCATTCTTCGTGATTCTGCAACAGGTGCTCTTAGAGCAATTCGAAGAAGATCATCAGACGGTCTGTAATCTTAAGATTTATTCTTAAGAAGAATAAGTCGGATTCAAAATCCGACTTTTTTTATTATTTACTTTGCTGTAGCTATTGTTTAAAATATGTATTCTTATAAATTAAAAACCGATAACCAACTATGATCTTTGAAGAACAAATCTCGCGAAAACCCGACTATTATCCATGGACTCAAGAGTTCATTGAAGTGATGCAAAATGGATTCTGGACTCATCGCGAATTTAATTTTCAAAGTGATATTCAAGACTATCGAGTGAATCTCACTCCTCAGGAAAGAGAAATTATCGTACGAGCTCTTTCTACGATCGGCCAATTGGAAATCAATGTTAAAAAATTCTGGGCCAAGGTTGGAGAAAATCTTCCTCATCCAACGATCACGGATCTGGGTTATGTGATGGCAAATTCTGAGGTGATTCATGGCGATGCTTATGAAAGATTGCTTGACGTTCTTGGCATCGAAGATTCTTTCGATCGTATTCTACAGGAAGATATTATTCGTGGACGCGTTACCTATCTTCGTAAATATCTTCAGCCTTTCGATCCGGATAAAAAGAAGCAGTTCATTTACTCGTTGATTCTCTTTACACTATTCGTGGAGAATATTGCTCTCTTTAGCCAATTCTACACCATTAGTTACTTTGGTCGTTTTCGCAATTTGCTCAAGGACACAAACAAACAAGTGGAATACACCTCTCGCGAGGAGAACCTGCACGCCATGATTGGTATTAAGCTAATCAATGTGATAAAGGATGAGCATCCAGAACTCTTCGATGACGAATTAAAGCAAAAGATTATTTCAGAGTCGATTCAGGCTATTGATTACGAATGCAAGATTATTGATTGGATTGTGAATGGTTATAGTGTCGAAAGCCTCAACACACCTCTGCTTCGTGAGTTCATCAAGAACCGTATGAATGAATCATTGGTTCAGATTGGCTTTGAAAAGTTGTTTAAAGTCGATGCAGAGCTTGTCAAGAAAACCTTATGGTTCGACGAACAGATTCTTGGAAATAATATGACCGATTTCTTCCATTCGCGACCAATCGAATACTCGAAGAAAAGCCAATCCTTCTCTGAATCTGATATTTTTTAATCTAATGTCCACTACTGAAAACTACTACTGGCTCAACAATCACTCTCGTCAATTTCTCGAGCGAGGTTACCTAGAAAATGGAACCTCACCAGAGGAAAGAATAAAGCAGATCAGCAAATACGCTGAAAAACTTCTCGGCATCAAAGGGTTTGCTGAAAAGTTTGAAGGCTATATGAGCCGCGGTTTTTATTCTCTTTCAACTCCGGTTTGGACCAATTACGGTAACAAAAGAGGTTTACCGGTTTCGTGCTTTAATTCTCACATCAGCGATCGCATGGAAGCGATTCTGAATAAAGCCGCAGAAGTTGGAATCATGTCAAAGCATGGTGGTGGTACTTCCGGTTACTTCGGTGACCTTCGTCATCGCGGTGCACCTATTTCAGTTGGAGGAGAATCTTCCGGACCAGTTCACTTCATGGAACTATTTGACACCGTCGCTGAAGTTATTTCGCAAGGTTCTGCGCGAAGAGGTTCTTTTGCTGCTTATCTTCCTATCGAACATCCTGACGTTGAAGAGTTTTTGCAAATTCGCTCCGATGGTCACGCGATTCAAAATATGTCGATGGGTGTCACCATTACTGACAAATGGATGAAATCAATGATCGATGGAGACAAGGAAAAGAGATCGATCTGGGCAAAAGTGATCAAGAAAAGATTTGAAACGGGTTATCCTTACATTTTCTGGACCGACACCGTGAACAAAGCTGCGCCAAAGGTCTATAAGGAAAATGGAAGAAAGATCAATTCGAGCAATCTTTGCTCTGAGATTATGCTTTCATCTAATGATGAAGAATCCTTCGTCTGTGTTCTTTCGAGTTTAAATCTTCTTCATTGGGATGAGATCGTTGAAACTGACGCCATCGAGACAATGATCTACTTCCTTGATTCAGTAAATCAAGAATTTGTCGATAAGACCGAGGGAATGAAGTTCATGGAAGCTCCTCATAGCTTTGCAAAAAATCAAAGAGCCCTTGGACTTGGTGTACTTGGTTGGCATTCATTGCTCCAATCAAAGATGCTGTCATTTGAATCATTTGAATCCAAGCTTTTGAATACGAAGGTTTGGAAAACCATTCGTGAAAGAGCTGATAAAGCGACTGAGGGACTGGCAAAACTTTTTGGTGAACCAGAACTTCTTAAGGGCACCGGTCGTAGAAATGTTACGACTCTCGCGGTCGCTCCCACCACCTCATCGAGCTTTATTCTCGGTCAGGTCTCTCCATCCATCGAGCCTCTCAATTCGAACTATTTCGTTAAAAAGTTGGCAAAGGGTTCATTCACTTATAAAAATCCATACCTCAGGGACGTTTTAAAGAAGCACGAAAAGAACAATGAGGAAACGTGGAAATCGATTCTTACTCACGGCGGTTCAGTTCAACACCTTGACTTTTTAACGGATGAGGAAAAGGGTGTGTTTAAAACCTTTGGAGAAATCAGCCAAAAGGAAATCGTTATTCAAGCTTCGGCAAGACAGAAGTATATCGATCAGGGCCAATCGCTCAACCTGATGATTCATCCTAAAACACCGCCGAAAGAAGTAAATCAACTTCTGATCTTTGCTTGGGAGAATGGAATTAAGACTCTTTATTATCAACGCGGAACACATCCGGCTCAGGAACTTGGCAGAAATCTTTTAAACTGTTCGTCCTGCGAAGCATGATACACGAAAAGGAATGTCCAAATTGCGGAATGATCTATGAGATTCGAGCTGATAAGCTCGACCTCTCGGATCAGACTGAAGAATGGAGCATCGACGAAGAAACCTTTGAGGATGAGATGGATGGAATTTATCCTGAATACTGTCCATTCTGTGGCTCGCATGAGGAAGAAGAGCTTAATGAAGAGCGTCCATAAATAATATGGATGACACAATGGTTATATGATGACAAACCCTTTGAGCCGAGCGTAGATGAATTCGATCCAAAGAACGTCTATGGGTTTATCTATTTGATCGAGAATTTGGTGCCTGAAGCCAATCCAAGGCTTTATATCGGAAAGAAGTTATTCTGGTTCAAAGGTTACAAGAACGTTAAGTTGAAGAACGGAAAGAAAAAGCGAAAGAGAACTCTTGTTGAATCCGATTGGAAGGAATACTACGGATCGAACAAAAAACTCTTAGAAGATGTTGAAAAATACGGTAAAGAGAATTTCAGAAGAACGATACTACATCTTTGTAAGAATAAAGGAACCTGCTCCTATCTCGAAATGAAAGAACAGGTTGAAAGAAAGGCGATCATCGATTCGGCCTATTACAATGAACAGATCAGAGTAAGAATACATAGAAGTCATTTAAAGGGCATTTTGTGATTTACATCCGCTCAGTTTTGTTTATGATTGTTATATGATTATCCTTGATTTTTCCGGTATTGCTCTTTCTAACATCTTTACTCAAAGAGAAGCGCTGTCAGACCATCTTCTGAGACACATGATTCTTAACAGTATTCGCATGTACAATGTGAAGTTCCGTGCAGAATACGGTCAAATGGTTATCGCTTGTGATGGTGGTAATTCTTGGAGAAAAGGTGTTTTTCCGCAATACAAAGCCAACCGAAAGAAATCGCGTGAAGAAGGAGGTCTTGATTGGGCTGAATTCTTTCGAATCCTGAACATGGTCCGCGACGAGATCCGCGACAATTTTCCTTACAAGCTTATTCACATTCAGGGTCTTGAAGCTGATGACATTATCGGTACTCTTGTCGAATCAACACAGGAGTTTGGTAAGAACGAAAAGGTAATGATTGTTTCAGCCGACAAAGATTTTATCCAACTTCAAAGATACGGCAATGTCAAACAGTTTTCTCCAATGACAAAAACTTTCAGAAAGGAGAAGAGCGCAATT